AGATAACTCACCTAAATTTTTAAATTCATCAACTATTTGTATTGATCTCCCACGTAAATGTAATGTTTTCATTTCTGCATATCTATTTCTAAATGCATAATAGGAAGTAAAGTCCAAAAGATATGGACTCAAAAATTCGCATTGAGAATATAGATCCAAAGGATTTTTAGTAACAGGAGATCCTGTCATAATTCTTCTATATCTAGATATCTCTGATAGAGCTAGAATATTTTTTGTTCTCTTTGCAGTTGGATTTTTAATAGTGGTTGATTCATCAATAACCATTAATGTTCTGTGAGAATTTAAAAACTTTGTAGCAAAATCTTTGCCTTTTTCCGTACTAAAAGCTTCAACATTCATAATTAGTATATGAAGATCATGATCACTTTTGAATAGAGAATTTAATTTTTCTCTTTGACCCTTAGTAATATTTGATTGCCACAATATGGTCATATTTTTAATATGATTGGGTAAATGAATAGGTAGTTCCTGTTCATACCAAGTTTTAACAACACCTTTAGGAGCAACTATTAAAACACCATCTATTTTACCTTTATCATATAACATGGCAGCATTATCAATTAATACCTTTGTTTTACCGGTACCCATTTCCATAAAATAGGCAAAAGTAATCTGGTTCCATGACTTTTCTAACGCAGTCAATTGATGGGCATATGGTTTTGTTTTAAATTTATAATTCATTTTTTTCTTCTTTCTATCTATTGACATGTAAACCTAAATGCACTATATGTCAAGCATGAAAGAAAAAATAGTTTACGTCATACAAGAAATACCTGGTACTAAAGCCGGCGCTCCTAAAATAAATATTATAGGTGCTTCAGAATATGGTACTTTCAAATTTTTATTACCAGAATTTTCTCAAATAATTTTTTCACCAGGTCCATTAATTTTTAAATTAAGACAATCTTTAAAAGATTATAAACCAGAAGATTATTTATTACTTACAGGAGATCCTGCAATTATAGGTGTAGCATGCTCTATTGTTTCTGACATGACAAATGGTAAATACAATTTACTAAAATGGGATAAACAGGAAAAAAAATATTATCCTATTGAAATTAACTTACACGAGAAAGGAAAAATAGATGATTGATTTTGAAAAAGACCAGGAGAATGTTTTGCAAAAAACTGTAAACATTCAATCTTTGGCAGATCAAGTTGAAAGATTAGAATCTTTACAAACTAGACTTGAACTACAAGAGGACAATATAAAGAATACAAAAAAAGAATTAGAGCGTATATCAGGAGAAATTATTCCAACAATGATGGCAGAGATGGGATTGGCGGAATTAAAACTTCAAGATGGATCTCATTTAAAAGTTTCAACGTCGTATAAAGCAACCATAACGGAAGCAAATAGAGAAGCGGCGTTTAACTGGCTTCGTAACAATGGACTAGGAGACATAATCAAAAACGAGATACTCGTGTCTTTTGGTCGCAACGAAGATAACAAGGCAGCTGATTATGCTGCTCTTGCACAAGAGCGTGGGTATCAACCGACACAAAAGTTGAAGGTTGAGCCCATGACTCTTAAAGCGTTAGTCCGTGAGCGTATTGAGGCAGGTAAAGACATGCCAACGGAAATTTTCGGTGTATTCACTGAAAATAAAACAACAATAAAAAGGAAACAATAACTATGAATCAAGAAACAAGCATAGCGAAAAAAGAAAATGCAGGTGCGTTGTCTACGAATATATTTGAAGATGATGCAGGTGCTGGCTCTCAGAATATTACGCAAGAAGATCTTGCGTTACCATTTCTGAAAGTCTTAGGACAATTATCTCCAGAAGTTAATAAACAAAATGCCAAGTTTATTAAAGGAGCAGAACCTGGAATGATTGTAAACAGTGTTACCAAAGAGCTTCATGATGGGGCCAAAGGTATAAATGTTATACCCGTCCATTATGAAAGACAATATGTCGAATGGCAAGATAGAGGTACTTCCAGTACTGGTGCTCCTGTGGCAATCCACAGTGCAGACAGTGCTATTATAAGTACTACTACTCGCGATAAATCTTGGAAGGATAGATTACCTAACGGTAATTATCTAGAAAACACTGCCAATCACTTTGTGATTCTTATGGGCAAAAGTCCATCAACAGCATTGATATCCATGAGGGCTACTCAATTAAAGATTAGCAAACAATGGAACTCAATTATGATGGGTCTCAAGTTACAAGGAAAAAATGGCTTATTCACTCCGCCAACATATAGCCACATTTATAATCTAAAGACTGTTCAAATGTCTAATGACAAAGGAACATGGTTTGGATGGGATGTATCTAAAGTTGGTCCGGTTACAGATAAAGGTGTTTATGAAATTGCTAAAAACTTTGCTAAAAAAAATAACAAAGGTTTAGTGAAAGTTAAACACGGATCTGAAGAAATTAATTCTAGTACACCGTACTAGTCCGAGGAGATGGGCGGCGAAGCGAGAGTGGATCCGCCCATTAAAAAATTATGAATAAGTTTAAAGAAATATTTACAGGATTAGAACGTGCTCACGGGTACACTAAGATTATCCAATCCAATGGGGTTGGAGAAAAAGTAAAAGGACAATCTTTTGTAAAGAGGGAGCAGGTCACAGAGAATCATTGGAAAGAACATTTACAAGGTATAAATAGTTTAGGTATTATTCCAATAAATGATGACAACAAGTGCAGATGGGGCTGTATAGACATAGATTCGTATGCAGGCTTTGATCATAAAAAATTAATTCAAAAAATAAAATCATTAAAATTACCACTAGTAGTATTTAGATCTAAATCTGGTGGAGCTCATGTATTTTTGTTTGCGAACGATTATGTAGAAGCAAAAACAATGAGGGATAAACTTACACAGATAAAAGCTGTGTTAGGTTATAGTGGATCTGAAATATTTCCAAAACAAACAGAATTAAAATCAAAAGACGATACAGGAAATTTCTTGAACTTACCATACTTTAATGGTGATAATACAACAAGATACGCATTTAAAGACGATGGCACAGCAGCAAATTTGGAAGAATTTTATGAGATCTATAATAACGTAAAACAACTAGATATTGGTTTCATAAAAGTACAGAGGCCTCAGTCAGAATTTTCTGACGGGCCTCCGTGCATAGAAGTGTTAGCACAAAATAAAATTGGAGAAGGAGGCAGAAACAATACTCTTTTTCATTATGGTGTTTATGCAAAAAAGAAATGGCCAAGTGAATGGAAGAGTAGAATTACAATGTTTAACATTCAAGCAATGGAAAAACCGTTGTCTGATTCAGAAGTTTCAATAATCACTAATCAACATGAAAAAAAAGATTGGGGATATAAATGTAACGATGAACCAATGTGTAGTGTGTGTGATAAAACATTATGTCGAACAAGAAAATTTGGAATAGGACAGGATACGATGTTTCCAGGTCTCACAGATTTACAGGTAATAGATCTGGAAGATCCTTACTATTATCTCAATGTAGATGGAGAAAGATTATATTTAGAGAATGTTAAATACCTACGACAACAAAGTCTATTCCAGGAAGCATGTATGGTACAGTTAAAATTTAGACCCCCTCCTATAAAAGAAAAAGATTGGGTATTAATTACAAATCAATTATTAAATAATGCAGAAGTCACAGAGCCTGCAGAAGGAATGAGTACAGAAGATCAGTTAAATAACCATTTAGAAGAGTTTTGTTTAAATAGGCAAGTGTCTACAGATAAAAATGATCTTAAAAAAGGTGGAGTTTGGACTTCAGAAGGCTATCATCATTTTGTATTTGACAGATTTTATCATCAATTTTTAATGAGACGTAGATGGGATGTTGGTTATCAAAGAACAGGACAAATGTTAAAAGAAAAATGTGGCTGTGAAGATAAAAGACTAGGCAAAGAAAAATTGTCAGTCTTTATGGTGAGAGAATTTGATAAAAAAAAAGATATATATAATCAAAAAGTATTAAAAGAGGAGACACCATACTAATGAAAACAATCGTATTAGGTCCACCTGGAACAGGAAAAACTTGGACTCTTTTGAATAAAGTAGACGATTATTTGAAAAAAACAGACCCAGATAAAATAGGTTATTTTGCTTTTACGCAGAAAGCTGCAAACGAAGCAAGAGAAAGAGCCATTAAAAAATTTAATCTAACAGAAGATGATCTTCCATATTTCAGAACACTACATTCACTCGCATTTAGAAAACTTGGAATTAAAAAAGAAAATGTTATGCAGAAAAATCATTATGTCGATCTTGGAAAAAGGCTAGGTTTTCCAGTAAACTATGCAAGATATGAAGATGAACATGGAGGAATCTTTACATCAGATAGTGAATATTTAAGAATTATAAATCTAGCAAAATTAAGAAATATAACACCTGAACAACAGTATGATTTAGAAGAATGCAATCAAGATTTAGAACGAGACAAACTTATAGTTATTGCAAATGAAATAGAAAGATACAAAAAATTACATAATTTAATAGATTTTAACGACATGATTCTGGAATTTATAAAATCAGATAAATCTCCAAAGTTTGATGTTGTATTTATTGATGAGGCACAGGATTTATCTTTAATGCAGTGGGATATGGCAAGATCTATTTGGAATAAAACAAATGATTCTTTCATTGCAGGTGATGATGATCAAGCAATATTTAGATGGGCAGGTGCAGATGTAGATTCATTTATTGCACAGGAAGGTCAAATGCTGCCACTAACTCAATCGTTTAGAATACCTGCAAAAGTCCACAATCTGGCTATGGGTATTGTAAATAAGATTAGAAAAAGAATTGACAAGAATTGGAAACCAAAAATACATGAAGGGTCTCTGAGTCGTTATGACGAGTTTGAACAAATAGATATGACATCTGGAGAATGGTTAGTTTTAGCTAGAACTAAGTACATGTTAAATGAATTAGAGGATACTTTGTATCGTAAAGGTTATTACTATCAAAACAAATTTAGAAAAACTAAAGAACAAAA